GTTACGTTCCGCCCATATAACGCGGTAGGCATTGTTGCCGACAAGACCTCGCGCACCCTCATGGCTACCCATAATTTCCTTGATCGCAGCTTGCGCGTCATCAATGCGCGACTCTGCTGCGGCCTTAGCTTCCTTGGCCTCTACCAGTTCCGCCAGCATACGGTCGCCATCCGGGAATGAGGACAGGTCTATGTCCGACGCACCATCATCGACACGCGCATACGCACGATCTGCGTCTGCGCTTGATGCGGCAGGATACCAGTCGCGGTTGCGCTTGCGATCCTCAAACTCATGCACGGCTGCGGTGATGCGCTTCTGCATTGACTCGTCTGCCTGATACACGAACAGGCGCAGTTCAATGCCACGGTAGAAGGTTGCAACGACGCCCCACCTGTGGCCGGTACACATCATCTGTGCCTGTAGCTGCCACGGACCACGGAAGGGCGATGGTATGTCTTCGGGCGCAGCCGATGTTAGCTTGCTCTCAATGATGCCCGTGCCGCTCAGGTCAATGCGGTCGGCGTTCATGCAGTAGATGCCATGCTCAACGCTGGTTGTGATGACACCCTCACCTACGGCAGAGCCATCAAGTGAGCAGGCCAACGGCAGGGTGTCATGGAAGAAGGCTTTGGGGAACTCAAGACACAAGTCTTTCAAGCCAAGGCGATCAGCCGCCTCTGTAATGATCGTGCCTTCGAGCCTGTCGCCCCAGCGCGTTGCTTCATTGCCGGTCCATGTGTCTTCGCGCGTGCCTTCCATCTCCTCGATGGCGTCGCGCAACGCGTCATTGGGTGTCTTGTATCGCGACATACCCATGATTGCGGGCAGCGTAGATGCGGTTGCGATGTCGTCCGGTGTAAGTTTTCCAACCATTAGATGTAGTCTCCGAGGATAAAGCCAGTTACGAAAGCGATGGTCGCTGCCATTACGAGCGCGCCCCAAGGCGCGGCGAGGTAATGGCGCGACGGTGGTGTGGCGTTAATCATATGCAACGCCAGCATTTTTTGAAACGTAGTCATGCGTAGTTCTCCAACATATTGCGAACGCCCGTGTCATGCCACTGCGTGCCATACGCAGGGATGCCGGTGTCGTTCAGGGTTGCGGCGATGGCGCGATAGCTTTCACCGTGGGCGCGGAGCTTCTGTGCGACTGGCAATGCCTTCGCGCACACACTCTCCATCTTGCTTTTAATGGCAGCGGATGTAGCGGCTCCGCCTTTGCGCGGCGTTGGGCAACCTAGCTTCATGCCCCGCGCCTTCTTCTCAGCCAGCGCAGCTTTCGTGCGCCGACTAATTTCTTCCCGCTCATGCTGTGCGAACACAGCGCGGATGCCGAACTCCAACGTACCCATGCCCGGCATGTCAGCGGCTTCAATCTCTACGCCACTGTCGCGCAAGCGGAACAAGAACGAGACACTGCGCGACAAGCGATCCAGCTTTGCGATCAGGATCGCAGCGCCCTCACGCTTGCAGTGTTCCAGAGCCTTATCAAGTTCCGGCCGGTCGTCCTTCTTGCCGCTCTCGACTTCCGTGTATGTGGCGATGACGCGATCCATATATGGCGCGGCCATCGTCTGCTGCGCGTCGAGGCCAAGACGGGACTTGCCCTGCTTGTCCGTAGAGACGCGGAGATACAAAACATATTTTTCATGTTTCAGCATGTGTGTTCCCTCTTGTGTGTGTGTTGATATCAATGTTATATAGAAACGAAAGCAAAGCCCGCAAGGGCAAACGTGAGGAATTTTTTTATGAGCGAATACAAACCCTGCATGTTGCGTCTGCGTGTCGAGACACACCAGATGTTGCGCGATGCAGTTGAAAAAAGTTCACACCGCAGCATGTCTGCACTCGCAGATGAGGTACTGCACGCCGCGCTGGCGCGTCTTTCAGAGGCGCAGGAAACGCGCAGCGGTATCGACCGGATGATTGAAGCTGCCAGCAAATGAAGCCCGGCGGCGGCAGGATGAAGGGTGCTGCGTTTGAGCGCGAGGTTGCGGCCTTGCTGCTCGACGAACTTGGCATCGCGTTCAAGCGCGAGATCGAACAGTACAGGCAGAGCGATCTTGGCGACCTGCGTCCCGTTGATTGCGACAACTGGCCGTTCGTAATCGAGTGCAAGCGGTATGCTTCGGGCAAGCAGGCCAAGGACGCATGGTGGGAACAAGCCTGCACGGCGGCACGCGCTGCTGACCTGTTGCCCTGCCTGATATACAAGTACGACCGATCACCGATTAAGTGCGTGGTCCCAATCGCAGCGTTCGCGGAGATGTGCGAAGGCACAGGAGCCTACGATTGGAAATGGAAATGGAAAGCGGAACTTGACTTTAATGTGTTCTGTTTCGTCACACGGGAGATGTTATGCGACCCAGATACGAACGACCACGCGACCTGACGAACGAGCAGCGCGTTGCTGCACGCATGAAGGAGCGCGGGATTGATCTACGGAAGCTGCCGATTTCGTATCGGCTGGACTTCGCAATGTTCCGCGACGGCAAGCTGCGCGGGTTCGCAGAAGTGAAGACACGAAACAACCGCCATGACACGTACCCGACGCTCATGATTTCGTTGGGCAAGGTCATGGCTGCGAGGCAACTAGCAGAGGTGAGCGAGACGCGATCCGTTCTGCTGGTGCAGTACCTCGACGGCATTTACTGGTGCAATTTTGCATCGCCGTTCGAGGTAGCAATGGGTGGGCGCTGGGACCGGGGCGATGACGATGATGTCGAGCCGGTCGCACACTACCCAATCGAAGCGTTCAAAATGGTTTGAACGTAATTCAACGAAAAGGAAAAGGTAATGGGATTAGGATTTTCAACTGAAAGCAAGTCGTCGGGCGACATCATCCCCATCGTAAAGTGGGATGCCAAGGCGGGTGACATGATCCGCGTGGATCGTGAGCAGGATGCCAGCGGCGCATGGATTAAGAACGAGGAAGAAGTTTCGTTTCCGTGCAAGTTCGTGGCTGACCTCGACGCAATCGAAGTGGGCTGGCTTTCGTTTGACAGCGGCGCACCTGACTTCCGCATGGTGCGCATCGGCGAGGAGATGCCGGAGCGTCCGTCCGCTGGACACAAGAACGCTTTCCGTCTTCGCATCTACAACAAGGAGATGGGGCTGCGTGAGTTCTCGCACAGCGCCAAGACTGTGCTGCGCAAGATGGACGAACTACACAATCAGTTTGAAGCAGAGCGTGGCGCGAACGCAGGCAAGGCACCTGTCATTGAGATCGAAGGCACGGAGCCTGTTAGGATCAACACGCCGCAGGGTGAGTTGCGATTCAAGGTTCCGAACTGGAAGATTGCAGCATGGGTAGACAAACCGGATGAAATGTCCGGCGCACCTGCACCTGCTGCTGACGTGCCGGTAGATATGCCAGCAAGCGAGGAAGACCTCTTTTAATTACAAAGGCGGGGGGCTATGCTCCCCGCCTTTTATTACGCACACACACGGGACACACACACATGGCTGGAAACATCGGCGCGTATATGGAGCAAGTCGCCCGACACTACTGGGGCGAACCTACAAAAAAGAATGGCACGAAGCTGCGGTGGGGCAGCAAGCAAGGGCGCGAAGCTGACCTACGCAAGGGCGTATGGTTCGACTACGAATTGAACTGCGGCGGTGGTGTCGTCGATCTGGTCAAGCATTTCGAGGGTGCTACTTTAGGTGGTATCAGCAAGGTGCTGCAAAGCAAGTTCGGGATCGCTGGTCGGCAGGTCGTGCAGCTAAAGCCGCGAGAATTTCTTAGCAAAGTTTTCGATTATTTCGATGAGCATGGCGAACTGCGCTATCAGGTGCTGCGCTATGAGCCGACGCGCTACATACAGCGCCGCCCTGATGGCGATGATTGGGTGTACAAAATGGAAGGCGTCGAGCCTCTGCCCTATCGCTTGCCCGACATGCTTGAGAAACCAGACGCGACCGTGTTCGTGGTTGAGGGCGAGAAGTGTGCGGACGCGCTTGCGAAGCTGGGCCTGACTGCGACCACATCGCACGGTGGTGCAGGCAAGTGGCGCGAACCGTTGAACAAATACTTCGAGGGCAGGCGCGTGATCGTGCTCCCCGACAACGATGATCCGGGCGCGCGTCATGCGGATAGTGTCATCACGCACCTGTTGCCCATCGCGAAAGAGATTCGGCGCGTTGAACTGCCGGGGCTACCGCCCAAAGGCGACATCGTGGATTGGCTCAATGCGGGTCAGGATTTGGATACGCTTCGCGAGTTCTGCAAGCGTGCACCTGTAGTGGAAACCGCGCCGGAGAAAAAATCAGAAACGCCGGAACAAAATCCTAGCCATATCTATGAAACGGCTGAGGAAAATAATCCATCGGGCACAACCGTAAATGCGGAACCAGACGTGTTTCCGCTCATGACGTTGGCAGAACTGCGCGCCATGCCGCCGGTTGAATGGCTGGTCGAAAACCTGCTAACACGTACGGGTTTAGGAGTATTGTACGGCCCGCCGGGCGCGGGCAAATCATTTGCGGCGCTAGAGCTTGCGGCTTGCGTTGCGCGTGGCCAACCGTTCCACGGGTTAGCGGTCGAGCAAGGCGCGGCGATATACATTGCAGGCGAGGGTGTCGGTGGCCTTGGCAAGCGCGTCAAAGCACTGGAAGCGGCGCGCGGGTGGCGCGGCGACGCGCCGCTGTACCTGCTAGGGCAAGCGGTCGCGTTCGCGGAACAGGGCGAAGTGGAGCGGCTTATGCGAACGATAACCGCACGTGGTGAGCGCGTCGCGCTCGTGGTTGTGGATACAGTCGCGCGCGCCCTGCTAGGGCATGAAGAAAATAGCGCGGATTCCATCGGCGCATTTGTGGCAGCTTGCGACGCGGTTAAACGGCATTGCGGGGGCGCTCTTCTGGGCATACACCACGCCGGGAAGGATGCGGCACGCGGTATGCGTGGATCCACGGCATTGCTAGGCGCGGTTGATACGTCGCTAAAAGCCGCGCAGGAACACGGGTTCCTTTCACTCGCAATCGAGAAACAAAAAGACGGCGAACAAGTCGAACCGTTGCGGTTCCGCATGTCGCAGCGCGCGCTAATAGGTGACACGTCAATCGTGCTGGAGCGCGTGCAAGACGCGCCGAAGGCACGCGACGCCCTAAGCCCGGCGCAGTACCTCGCGCTGCAATGCTTGCGCAATTTGTGCATAGATAGCATGGAACAATTCGGCAAGGTCACGGTTGCGGCATGGCACGCCGCACACAGCGCGCACTGCCCTGATGAAACAAAACAAGCCCGCGGCGCGGCACGCAACGTGCTGCAAAAACGCGGGCTTGTGGTGGTGGAAGGTGGGAAGGTTTGGCTATCCCGCGATAACTAGCGCCATGATTGCCAGACCGAAAATACCGAGCCAACAGGCAGCGATTGCGAGTTGATTGAGCGCGCGTTTAAGCATTGGTCGCGCCCTCCGCTTTCCCATTATATGCACGGCGAAAATCACGCGCATTTCCGTTAATTGATTGCGATCCGTAAACGTCGCCTGTAAAAAACGCAACGTCATCAAAAGCGCGGGCGTAGTCACAGGCGATATTCTCCGCCTCAATCCAGCCCGTCGCATGCGTTATCAGGTAACGTGAGCCCTTGTATTCCGCCGTGATATGAATAGGGCGGCGACATCCTTCCGGGCGGAGAGTGTCGAGCGTAGTTGTGTCGAGTGTCATTTGTTGTCCTCCGGGCCGATAACGATCAAGTGATCGCTGAGCCAGCTTTTCACTTTCTCTTGTTCTTGTTCGCTACCTCCGCGCTTTTCCAATACGCGCGCCTCAATGGCGGCGCGCAGATTGTCGGCGTTGGGTTTCGGTGTTTCGGTGGTCATGTGTAGGTTCTCCTGTTATCGCGCTTGATTGCGCGAGACTACGCCGCCCGCAAGCGGCGCAGGTTCTCGCAATCTAGCCCCCGAAATAAAAGCTGCGCGCGAATTTCTTCAACGCAAGCTGCGTGTCGTGATCCAGCGTGACGCTCTCCCACGGCGTCCCCCAATCTTGGCATTGCAGGAACGCGTCGGCGGGTTCCTCATAACCGTCGAGCGGCCCGGTGATACGAACGGCGGGGCCGCCGGTGCAAAGCAGGATTCCGTATTCCCCGCCCTCATCGCTAGGTATACCCGGCTCATGCCAGTCGCTGCGAACCAGAATGGACAGCGGCATTTCATCAATCTGTTGCTGGATAGCTTCCGCCCAATCGTCGTGATACGAGGCTCCTTCGTTCAAACGGTCGCGCAGGCGGATAAGGCGCTCAATATGCGCGGCGGTTGCAAGGGCCGCGTCGAGGGCGTGATTTTCGCGGGCGGGTGTGTCAATGGATGTTGCGGTCATATGTTTTCTCCGTGTTGAAAATTGCAGAAACTACTTCCGAGCTGCGACCATTGCGCGGATATGGCGCTCAGTTTCACGCGCTATTTTCTCCTCACGCTTATGCTTCCGCTTGAGTTTCGAGATGTCGCTGTCGAAAGCACCGCTCGACCACATGCCGAGCCATGCCACGAGAATGAAAATTGCGCCGGATACGATTAAGAAAAGTGTAATGGATGTTGCGGTCATATGTTTTCTCCGTGTTGAGCCGGGGGCCGAAACCCCCGGCGTTGTGATTAGGCGGCAAGTCCGGCGCGCTTGCGCTTTAGAGCCGCCGTTGCCGCCGCGCCGTCTTCTGCAGCGCCCTTGATCGCGTAATCCAAATCCCAGCGCGTGAAGCGCACGCGCCCCGTTGCGAAGTCGACAATCTTTTTTGCATGGTAGCTGTCGTGCCGACCGCCGATCATCTCACAGCCCGCCGCCCACTTTCCGTTGGGCAGGCTGAAATCGGTGGGCAGACTGGCGACAACGCCGTTGGGGTTGAAGGCGTGGAACCGAGCAGCGTCGCGCTTGTTCAGCCCAACGTCGCTAGTGGCGATGTCAAAGATGTAGTCGGCGGTGTGTGCCATGTCTCTCTCCATGAAAGCGCCGGGGCCGAAGCCCCGGCGTTGTGGTTAGATGCTGAAGAAGTTGCGCTGTGCGAACCAGCCGAGGTAGGTGCCGTTGCCGTACTGCTGCA